ATTCTAATAGCCTGTCTGCTAATGTAGATTTACCATGATCTATATGAGCAATTATACAAAAGTTTCTTTTTAAATCATTCATTTTGCAAAATTACAAGGAATTTTTAAAATAATTTTACAAATATATTCATCATATTATTATTTGCTTTTAAGTATTTAAAAAAATATACGTATATTTGTTGCTCATTATAAAAAAATTAATAAATCCATTGTAACCTTTAAAAATTATATAGAAATGAAAAAAGATTTAAAAAAAGGATTTTTAAATGCAATCAAAGATACTTTTTGTGCATATAATAATTACGGTGCAAGGAGTAATAAAAAATTAATTCCAATTCATACCTGGTTTGCAAATGAAATCATTTCAGAACTTGGAAATGACTATTCAAGTATGAGTTTAGGAAAAGACGGAGAATACGAAATAGAAGGGAAGTATTATTCTAAAAAGGAGGATATAACCGTTCTCAATAATCAAAAGCCAATTGTAACTTTAAGTTTTAAATTTGTGACTTCTAATTATGCTCAAAATTCAAATAACTATTTCGAAAATTTACTGGGAGAGACTGCAAATATCAGAAGAATTGGTGTCGGATTTGCTCATTTTCTTGTATTAAGAGGTGATACTCCATATTACGATAAAGCAGCAGGTAATGCACGAGGACAATTAAAAAAAATAGAAAAATTATCTGATCACCATATAGAAAAATATATTAAACTTTTTAAAGACGAAGATTTTCCACATAGACCTGATGTATTAGGTATTGCGATAATTGATTTTAACATAGATGGTGATCCTCGTTTTACTGATTTGAAAACATTAAAATTACAAGAAGAAACTATAAAAATATTAGAATTAGAATTTTCAGTTAAAACATTTATAAGAAGAGTAAGAGCATTATGCGAATTGAAAAAGTGAATAATTTACCCTCATATATGAATGTTACTTCTAAAAAGATAAATGGAGTAGTATATACTCCCAAATGGATAGTTGATTTAATTTTAGATAATATAGAATATAAAAATAATATTTATGATAAAAAAATAATAGATCCATCGTGCGGAGAAGGTAATTTTTTGGTAGTTGCAGTAGAAAGATTTTTGAAAGATTGTATTGAAAACAATTTGAGTTTAGATGAAATTAAAAAAGCATTACACAATAATATATTTGGGTTTGACATTGATAAAAATTCTATTATAAAATGTAAAACATACTTAAACGATGTTATTCAAAAATATGGAATAGATAAAATTGAATGGAATATTATACAAATGGATAGCTTAGATAAAAATAATGTTAAACAATATTTTAATATTTTTGATTATGTTATCGGCAATCCGCCATATATTAGGATACAACATTTAGGAAAAGATCGACGAGAAAGGATTCAAAGAGATTGGTCGTTTTGCAGAAGTGGTTCAACTGATATGTATATATCTTTTTTTGAACTTGGGTTTAATTTGCTAAACGAAACAGGTAAATTAGGTTATATTACTCCTAATACTTATTTTAAGACAGAAACTGCTAAAGCATTAAGGTATTATCTTATGGAGAAAAAAATTATTAAAAAAATAATCGATTTTAATCATCACCAAGTTTTTGATGATGCAACAACATATTCGGCAATCACTATATTAGATAAAAGTTGGAGACAAAATAAATTTTACTATTATAAAGGATATGATAAGGGTATTAAATATGTAGATGAAATAGAATTATCAAATATTGATTACAATAAATGGACAATAGCATCAAATACAGATTTAAAAAGAATTAAAGAAATAGAAACAAGAGGAATACCATTAGGTAAATTAACAAAAATACATGTTGGTATAACTACATTAGCAGATGATTTTTATATTTTCAAAGATCCAATTATAGAAAATGATAAGGCAACTATAAAATTAAAAGATGGTAGAGTATTTACAATTGAAAAAGATATACTGAAACCAATAGTAAAAGTGTCTATATTAAAATCATCAAATGATGAACAAAATAGATGGATAATTTTCCCTTATAAAAAAATTAACGGTAAATATACAATTATACCTGAAGGTGAATTAAAAGATTTATATCCATATACCTATAAATACTTTTTAGCAATTAAAGATAGATTATTATTGAGAGATAAAGGTAAAAAAAATCCGGTATCGTGGTATGCTTTTGGCCGTTCTCAAGGCCTCGATAATACTTGGGGGAAGAAAATACTTGTATCACCTCTTAGTTTATATCCTAATTTTATTATATGGGAAAAAGAAGAATATACTTTTTATGCTGGTTATTGCATAAAATTTGACGGTGATTTGAGCTGGCTAGCAGAACAATTAAATTCAGAGGATATGGAATTTTATATTAAACGTGTTGGCAGAGATTACCAAAATGGATACAAATCATATGCAAAATCGTTTATATCAAATTTTGGAATAATGATATAAAAAATTATTTTTTTTATAAATATAATATTATGGAACAAATTTATAAATCATATAAATTTCGTTTATATTCTACGTCAAAACTGGAAGAACTATTATTAAAACGTTTTGGCTGTACCAAATGGGCTTATAATCATTTTCTATATGAACATAATATTCAATATGAAAACAAAGAAAACACATATAATTATTATCAAAATGCTGCTAAAATGAGGATTTAAGAATATCTGTAATGGCGGTACACAGTATGCAATCAAATTTTAAAAATGTCCAGTCACTTACTTCTGTTATATAAGATACTCGTTGTGATGTTAAAATATCAGATTCATCGTTAATATATATTGTAATATAAGAATCTATATTTTCCGAATTATTTTTATGAATAAATTGTCTAGTTGAATAATAGTTATTTTTATTATAGATATCTGTATAAAATAATAAAATTGTTTCTGGCGTATAATTTTTTAAATATTTTTTTAGGCTTTCATATTTTATATAATTAAAATATTGAGGAGCCCCATTATTATATTTTTTACAGTCATCTATAGATTCAGAGAATATTAAAGCTAATATATTAAAATCATCATCATAAATTGTAACAATATTTTTATTTTTATGATTTTTATAAAAATTATCATAATAATTTTTTCCTAATAAATATGCTATTTCATCTGATGTAAAATTATTATAATTTGAATCATTTATATCAGATATATCAATGTTTTGATCTAAATAATCATAGCGATTATTTTCGTATAATTTTACTTTTTTGTTATTTTTCATAATATTTTTTATTATATATATATAAAAAATTTTTAATTTTTTATAGTATTTTTATTTTATAAATGATTTTATATAGAAGTTTAATAATTTTTACTAATTGTATTTATATAATATTTATTTAGAAATTATGTATAATATTTTTATCAAATATTGTAATAATAAAAATATTATGATTATAAATTAGAAGATGCTGATTGGAAATGGCATCAATTATAAAAAAATTATATTTTTATATAATATATATATAATAAATAATTATTTATAATGATTTTATATGTAACTTCTGATAAAAAATATATAAAAGTTAAAGAAGCCAATGATTATGAATTAAGCATTTTAAAAGATTCATTGAAAAAACGAATAAAAAATTGGTATTTCAATCCATTGGTAAAAGCAAATAAATGGGATGGATATGTAAATTTTTTTAAATATAATTCTGCTCCAATAGGTCTTTGGAATGAAATTTATAATATATGTCAGTCTTATTCTATAGATTTGAAAATAGAGGGGCTAAAAAATATATTTGATTTATCAATAGATTATAATGAATTTATCGAATGGGTAAATGATTTTTTTAAGGATAATGATATCAAACCTCGTGATTATCAAATCAAAACAGCATATGATATTTTAAAATATAAATACTGTACATCTTCTGTTACAACATCTGCTGGCAAAACATTAATAGCATTTATTGTTTTTGCATATATAAAAACACATTCATTAGGAAATAAATATTTGATAATAGTTCCTACAACAATATTAACAACGCAGATGATGGAAGAATTTATCAAATATAATAATGATAAAATGGATTTATCCTTTTCATTGATATATAGCAATTCAAAGATCATATCTAAAGACCCAAATGTTGTTATAGGGACATATCAGTCTATTGTAAAATTTGATAAAGAATTTTTGTCAAATTTTGATGTCATATATGTTGATGAATGCCACAAAGCAGGAGCAAGATCTATTAGAAATATAATAAAAAAATGTAGTTGCGTAAATTATAAATTTGGAATGTCTGGAACTATTATAAAAGATAATACAGCAGAATATTATACTATTTTATCTCTTTTAGGCCCCGTATTAAATCGTATATCACCAGATTTTTTATTCAAAGAAGGATTTGCTCCATTTGCAAAATTTAGAATTGTGATGCTAAATTATAATAGAAAGGATATCTCTGAAACACTATTTAATCTTAGAACAAATAAAAATTTGGAAAAAAGCAAGGCATTTTATTATGAAAAAGTAACTGTATTAAATAATAATGAGAGATTGAATTTCATATTAAAAATGATTGAAGAAACAGATAAAAATTCAATGGTTTTATTTTCTGATATAAAAAATAAATATGGATATAAAATATATGAATATCTAAAAAATAATACAGATAAAATATGCTATTATGTTGATGGGAACATAGAACAAGATCATAGATCATATTATCAAAGCGAAATGGAAACCGGAAATAACAAGGTCATTATAGCATCATTTTTAACATTTGCAACAGGAATATCTATTAAAAATATTCATTATATATTTTTTGCAGAATCATATAAATCAGAAATTCTTGTCAAGCAGTCAATAGGAAGAGGAATGAGACAATTAAAAGATAAATCTGATTTTTATATTATAGATTTTGTTGATAATTTATCATTTAATAATAATAAAAATTATTTGTATAAGCACGGAGTAGAACGATATAAAATATATAAACAATATTCATCAGATATTAAAATATTTAATGTAGATAGTCCATTTTCTCTTTCTTTTGATAAACTTTTATAAAAAATATATATATTAAAAAAATATATGCCTATTTTAGATAAAGTAACAAGAGACTTTTTGACATATAATAGTAATGTTGGACAACCAGATATGTTTATGGAAGCACAAGATCCTACATATATGTCATTTAGATTGGATTTTTTTCCCGATAATGGATGGAGCTTGCAGCCAGATGTAATATCCGCAGGAGGATTATTTAGACCATTTAATTCTAATAAAAATGATATGAATTTATATTTAGATAGTGCTATAGATTATCTTTATAACATAGGATCCCCTAAAAGATGTGCATATTTGCAAGCATTTGCAAGCACATTATATAAATTACAAACAAAGACGCCGTGGTTTTTTCAATCAATATCTGGACTTGGAGATTTATATAAAATAGATAAGGCAAATTCATATAGAGCAAAAGAAAAAAATATAACAATAGACTGCTTAGAATCTATTGATATGAGAATGTCTTTTTTGGCTGATTTATATAGAAATATGGCATATGATATGGAAACTATGAAAGAAATACTACCTGTTAATTTAAGAACTTTTAATATGAATGTGTATGTACTAGAATTTAGAAGATTTAATACAACCTTCGGAAAATTAGCGAGCTTATTAAAATATAATGTTCCTATAAAAAATAAAAAAGACCCAATGACTCGTGGTAAGGATTATTGGAATGAAGGACATAAATTCTTGGATTCTACTGTTAGTATGGGTTCATTAGATACATACGTAACTGCTGGAAATCAATTTATAAATACATTTGGTGGTGTTGGAGGAATGCTATTAAATGATAAAGATATAAATGTCAAAGAACTTGAATATGAGTTTGAAGCCGTTACGGTTCATGAATTTGAATTGCATGATTGCGAATTTGATTTCTTTTCTACAGAACCAGATTGGATGACAACAATATCTAATTCAGATGTTTCTGCTCCTGCAACAGCAAAAATGATAATACATCCTAATCGTGTTCATAAGGTATCTCATTATCCATTTTTTAATTTTGTCATAGGAGAATATATAATGAAAACACTTTTTAATGAATATGATATAATGAATATGTATAATAATGATTTTATAAAATTAGATAAATTACCAGATTTGTATTTAGAAAGGCATCCAGTACAGGAAAGAAATGATATAACACATAGTGCCGATGGTATTTTTGCAGAAAAAAGACAATCTGTATATCCAGTTTCAGAAGGATATTCAGAAAAAACAGCTTCTGCACAGGCATATATTGAACAATTAGAAAAAAGCAAGGAATTAAATCGTAGTAATTTACAGCATTCAATTTTAAACATAGGCGTCGACGCAATAAATATAGGCATAGGCAAAATATTTGAAAATACAACGCCAGGAGCTGTAAAGCAAGTTACAAGAGAAGGACTAACATCATTTATACCAGATCAAATAAATAAAATTTTATAAATTATGTCCGAAAAAAGTTTTTTAAAAGAATTTTCTGATGATATATCCGGAGTTTATTTGGGAGAAATCGTTGATAATGAAGACCCATTAAAAAAAGGAAGATGCAAAATATATGTATATGGCGTTTTTGATGGTTCATGGGATTTGAATTCTGATAAAAAAGATATTCCAATAGATGATTTACCGTGGGCATATCCAAATACAATAAATGTATTTGGCGGTAATAATGGCGGCGGTAATATTTCTATTCCCAAAAAAGGTACTAAGGTAAAGGTAATTTTTAATAGAAATGATATTTATAGCCCAGAATATATTTGTATTCAGGAACTTAATAAATCATTATTAAAAGAAATTGAAGATAGCTACGAAAATGCGCATGTATTACTATATGATGAAGATGAAAATACTAAAATATTATATACACAAAAAAATGGTATAGATATATTTAGCAAAAATGCTAATATAAATATTGATAAAGATTCAAATATTTTTATAAAAAATAAAAATGATTTAAAAATAAAATTAAATGATGATACTATAATTATAGAAAATTCTAATTCTAAAATTGAAATAAATGGATCCGATATAACTATAAATACAACTAATAATATAAATATCAAATCATCTAAAATATTATTGAGCTCTGCAAATATTGAAATAGGTCAGGGACTATTATCTCCTGCTATAAATTCTTCAATGCTTTCTAATATATTGACAGCATTAGCATCATCAATCGATACATCAATAGCATCATTAGGAGGAGTTTCAACATTATCTGCTACTCTACCGTCTATATTAAAATCAAATGCTTCTAATTCAATAAAAATATCTTTTTAATTTTTATATATATTTTAAAAAATGATCGATAAAAAAATTTTAACATCTTCTGATTTTAATGAATTATTACCAAATACATCATTAGAAAATAATTTAAATCCTAAAATATATGTTGATGAAATAATAATAAAAAATAAAAATACCGCAATAATAACAATAATTCCAATAGATACAGATAAATATTATATAAATAAATTATCCAATGGAGATGATATCCTTTTAAAAAATGATAATATATCAAAATATTTTAAAATATCAAATATTTATTACAAAAATTATCAATTAAAAATAAATATAAAATTTGATGATCTAAAAGATATTATGTATTTTAATAATGAAAATAGTTATATTATTTTTAATTATGAAATTGAAAATGGGAATCAAAATCAAAAAAATAAAATATGAGAAAAAGTAAGTATTTAGTATTGAATAGCTTTTGTGGTTGCTCGTTGAATTACATTGAGCTACAAACTTCATATGAGTGAAACCCGGCGCAATCCATTATTTTTTTAAATTTTCAATAGATATAAATTAATGAATTTTTTTTTAAAAAAAATATATATATATTAAAAAATAATAATATGGCAAAAATAAGCATTGATTTATCTAAATATAAAGCATCTGGTGTTTATACTCTTGAATATGACAACACAGAAGTTCCACGTGTAAATCCGCAAGTTACTAGATTAGTCGTTGGGTTTTCTAAAAAAGGAATTCCTAATGCACCTGTTTATATAGAAGATATAAAAACTGCAAAAAAAGTATATGGTGATATTGATAGGGATTTAGAAAATAAGGGGTCGTTTTTTCATAGAAGTTTGTTCACATGTCTTGAGACTGCTCCTTGCTTTGCTTTGAATTTATTACCTATAAATAATGGGCAAGATGAAAATTATCCTGTTGATATGGTTCCTTATATGTCATTTTCATTAAGTGCATCAGAAGAAAATGGTAATAAGAAAAATGAATTATATAGTTCATTTTTTAATAAAGAAGGATTTTGGTTTCCTGATACTAATTATTTTAATGCTATTGTAAATGACGATATGTCTCCAAATAAAGGAAAAATATTTAATTTTGTTAATCTAGGTCAAACCGATACAACTATTATAATAACTAAATCTACAGATTTAATAGGATTTGATATAACAGCAAAAGAGTGGTTTGGGCAATCAGAAATTCCTGCATTTATAAAAGAATATGATTATATTTCAGATTATTTTGTTGATGTATATTTGATAAAAGGAGATTGGACAAATTTATATCAGCTTTCTCAGGATAGCGTTTTTGGTGAATATTTTGATTTGAAAGGATTAAAAAAAGATAAATTTGTAAACTTTATAAATAATGAATCTGTTACATTGATAGCTAAATTTCAGGGTTCCATAATACCAGATTTGATTGATAACAACAATATTAATTATTCTATAGATACAATTATAAATAATAATTATAAATCAACAGGTATTTTTTGTGAATTAAATAGAAGTGCATTAGATAGCTACGACCCTGATGATTATAATACATCTGGAAGAATAGATATGGTTGGACATACATTGATACAATATGAGGCAGAAAAAATTAATTTTTTATCATATAATATAAATATAAAAGAATCATTAGATTATGAAGAAAATATAGATCATTCAGAAATAAATAATAAAATAGTTTATGATTTTGGACTAACTTCTACAGATAATCTTCCACCAAAAGGCTATACTGCATCATTAAATTGTTATCATTTAAATGAAAATGATGGCGTATTTTATTATACATCTTATTATGGACTAGGAAATAATGGTAAATTTAATAATGTTTTGAATATAAATTTAAAATATTTTAATGATAGTGATATTTTTGAATTTGGGAAAATTGAAGCAAATAAATCTATATTAAAAAATGAAGATACAGGTAAATATTGTACAATAATAAGTAAAAATATAATTGTAAATAATAATAATGAAAAAATATTGCAATTAGGAATATCTCATCCAGATAAATATACAGAAGGAAATGATTTTTATCAAATTTTAAATACTGATTCAACATCTGGAAAAATTGTTATTGGCGCAACAACTACAACAATATCAGAAGGTGATTGGGTTTTTGCATCAAATACAAATAATATATATTATTTTAGAGTTGTAGGAGTAACTGGAAGTACTAATATAGAATTATCTGTTGATATAAGTACTCCTGAATATTTTGGAGGTGAATATATAAATTATATTAATAATACATATAAATTATATTATGGATCAAAATTTGACGCAGTAGAACCATCAAATCCAATTTTAACAATATATATTGAACCTGATAAATTTGTTTATTATAGTTCAAATAATTATTATATTGCATATGAAAGTTCTAAATTATATAAAGATTTTAAGAACGGACTATTAACAGATGGGGATCTTTGCTATCTACAGTCTGAAAAATTAAATGTAATACATTCATTTGATAAAGATCAAGATGGAATAAATATATTAAAATTAAAATATCAAAATTTTGATAGTACTAAAGATTGGGGATTTGATAACATTTATGATAATACACAATCGGGATCAGCATTAAATCTTCTTAGAATATATTCATTAGTAGGTGATTATTCAAAATCTATAGAAATAAATGATATTAACTCTACTCATACAGAATTTTATGTAAAAGAAGCATATCAAAAAGATTTCAGTATAGGACAATATATATTATCTGATCCTATGATGAGAGGAGATATGTCAAGATGCATATTAACTAAAATTGTTTCAAAAAAGAAAATATATGATGGAACTACTCATAATGGCGATTATCTAATAAAGGTGAACCAAAGAGTTTATACATATACAAATAATAATAAGCAATATGTTATAAGATATAAAAATATTGACGATGCAGCTACATCATATAACCCATTTTTATTAAATGGATTTAAATTGACTAAATTTCATTTACCAGATGGAACTAATAAACAATTAGCAAAAATTTATGGAATGCTAGACCCAAATGTTTCTGGATTATTCAATGCATTGTCTGATCGTGATCTCATAGTGTTTAGATATATAGTAGATACATTTGATGGTGGATTGCAAGAAAATTCATTTCCTAAAAATTATTTGACAAAATTGGCAAAGAATAGATTAACATGTATGGCATTATTAAATGCTCCATCTATTAAATTATTTAAAGAATCCAAAGATCCAAGATTTACAGATGAACCAACATCAGCTAATCCAGTTCCAATATTAAATTGCAAATATATAGCCGATGGCGGTAATTTAGACTTGTCTCCTTCATTTAGGTTTTCATTACCTAGTGATGAAGATGGAGCTAAATTTCAAGGAATGTTTGCCCCGTTTTTGACAATTAAATATAATGGCAAAAATATAAATATTCCTCCAGCAGCAGATGTATCAAATAATTTTATTAGAAAATTTATGAATGGGCATCCATTTACAATTGTAGCTGGACCAAAAACTGGTGTTTTAATGAATCCTAATATTGTTGGATTAGAATATAATTTTAATGATTCTGATAGAGAATACTTAGAACCATTTGGAATAAATCCAATTGTATATAAAAATGGTATTGGATATATGATATATGGAAATCAGAGCGGATATCAAAGAGTTCTATCAGCATATAATAATCTTCATGTTAGAGATTTGTTAATAACATTAGAAGAAAATATCGAATCTATATTACATAATTATGTATTTCAATCAAATACAAGCTATTTAAGAATGCAAATACGAGCATTAGTTGAATCATATTTAGAAAATGTTGTTTCAGCTGGCGGTATTTATACATATCAAGTTATTATGAATGAAACAAATAATACCCCAGATATTATTGATCAGTCTTTTGCAATAATTGATATAGCTATTGAACCTGTAAGAGGTATGCAAAAAATTATAAATAGAATTCATATATATAAAACAGGAGAAATTAAAACAAAAGGATTTTTAATTTAAAAAAAAATAAATATTATGGCAAAATTACCACATTATAAAAATTCAGAGGCTAGTATGGGAATGTACGAGCCTGTTTATACAAATTTATTTGATATTGCAGTTACCCCACCTTTTATAATACAAAGCTCTTGGCCAGGAGAGTTAATGATGGAACAAGTTATTAAAGTTGGAGGATTGGATATAGATAAAATACCAGGGGCAGAAATAACGCAAACATATAAAGGATGGACAAGATCTTATGCCGCATCTAAATTAGATACCACATATGTTGATATAACAATAGATTTTGAGGTAAATATAAATAAAAATAATTCAATATACGTATATTCAGCATTAAAGGAATGGTGTAATTTAATTTTCGATCCATATAGTGGAGAAATGCATATGAAAAGCGATTATGCTGGCGGACCAATGAAAATTATTTTGTATAATAGAGAAGGAGTTACAATTCGTGAATATACATTTCCAGTTGTATTTCCAACAACAAACATTCCTGCTATTGAGCTAGATTATACATCATCTGGAATATATACTATTTCAGGATTTACTTTTAGAGCTGATTACTATGACTCGCAAACTGTAAAATGAAATCTTTTTTTAATATTTGATATAGAAATTCTATAGTATGTTAAAACATCACAAAAAATATAGTATGGCATACTATTTGTTATGTATAAAATACTAATTTTTCATTATGAGATT